TTAAAGATGTTACCACCTTGACCAGCTGAACCATCGTGACGGTGACCAGTAGAAGATGCTGAAGTGCTTGAATACGTAAAGGCATTAACTAACTGGTTATACTCATCATTAAACAATGAGGCCGTAATAGTATCGCCATCACTTAACGTACTTTGTCGAGTGTAATTCTGGGCCATGTTTATCTCCTACCTGATGGCATATAATCTATGTAAAGGCCATTGACTGCATATGGCGCTTTAGTATCTGTACTTGTAATTCTAAAACTTACTGTGTTTCCGCTGCCTTCTACAGGCTGTCGAACCATTGGGTCGTTACTAGCGCCAAAGGTTGCTGTACCAAAAATAGCACTACCAAAGATCGCAGGAAGCGGCACAGAGTTCAGCGTATAATCTGGAGGCTGTGGAATATCTGTGTCTTCGTAGTCAAATCGCATACGAAGTGTTGGCTGAATCTCACCCTCTGGGCTAAGAGACAGCCGTGCATACTTAACTGTTTTACGTGTACCAATATCACCAAAGTCAAAGTTTGGTGTTTGATAAATAGCTTCTATGTTTGAAGCAACGCCAGCGGGATTAAAAGCATTGCCTGCATCATGATTATAGATATATCCATCTTTATCACCATGAAAAGCTTTTTCAACTCCGTTGTTATCAAATCCTGTTGTGAGTCCCATAGCTTGAATGCCAAGCGTTTCAGCCCATTCAAAGCCATTAGCAGTAAACGTACCAATAATTCCTTTAGAAACATTTGAACCTAAAGCTTTATCCGTATAAAATAAACGATACTGAGACTTAGAACGCAATACACAGCTATCAATAGTAAACGTGTTGATTGAGTCTGCTATGTCTCCGATAACACTTTGAATCTGTCGAGATACTGAACTCAACTCAACGTCACCAATACGGGCTGTACCAGCAATAGTACGAATACCGTCAGGACTCAAGAACAAAAGGTCACCACCAATTTCTTGAATGCTATAGCCTGACAAGCATCCTACGTTTTCTGTAATAGGATCTATACGTATATTTGCAGCATCGTTAATGTTTATAAGTTTATGAATGCTATTCTTAGCAAACACAATCAAATCAGTACGGAATCCACGAATACCTTGAATCTGATCTGATATGACTACTGAGCCAGCACCAGTACCTGTAAAGTTATCAGGGTCATTGTAAACACTGTAGTAAACTGTATTTAAATTATTTTCTACGCCTGCTGCAATAAGGTGATGGTCGTGGTTGGCTATGTACTTAACGCCATTAGTACCATCTACTGTAATTTCAAACGCAAAGAATGTACGAGTTGTTAGTGCGCCAGAGCCTTCCATGCGGAACGAATAAAGCTTGTTAGCACCGTCTGCAATGATCAACTCGCCATAATCAAATGTCGCACCTTCAAAAAGTGCAAACGAGCATTGACCTTGACCTGTACGTGTTAAGGCACTGCGACCTGTAAAAGTGGTATAGTCATCACCACCATTAGCCACACTGTCTTTATTAATTTGTATCCACGTTGAGCCATCAATACTAAAATGTATATCAGTACCTGAGCAAACAACCACACCATCGCCATACACAAAAATCCCAAGAATGTCATTATCACTATTGGGACGTGTATCACCATATTGCGTAAAGCCATTAATACGTCGATAGCCGCCATCAGGATCTACCTCAAAATTTCTAAGGCGTGTAGCTAGTCCGGGCTGTCGAAGCATTTCAAGCTGGTTGAGGTTGGTGTTTAAGCCACCTCTACATGAAACGCCAAAGGGCTGAGACATTTATACAAACCTCACACGATCTGTTTTCATATAGTTAGGCGTTGGACTCATGAGGTTTCCTTTCATAAGCTTTAGGCCACGCTTATAATCTTCTAATGCAAATGCTGCAGCTTGCGAGCTTTCTTTAAACTGATGAATATAGTATCTAGCTCTAGCAAGCAATACAGGCTTGTAAATATTTGGGAATACGATTTCATCTCCGTGTGCGCTTAGTTCTGTTGGCAGATTGTACGCAAAGAAATAAACGCGATAAACTTTATCTGGAATAGGGCTTAGTCCAAACTTACGATTATCTGGGCTAATAATAACTTTACTAGGCTCACCATGATTTTGCGTATCTGCATCATCTTGGTTTTCTGCTGTGCGTACAAAGTCTTTCCATTCTTCTGTAGTTGTAAACTTAAGGTTTTTACTTACATAAGGCGCTGTTTCGTCTGTCACACCAATTGTTGTCAAGTAAAAATTATCCCAATCAATGTAGCCATAGTCTGTTGTCAAACTAGACGATGTAGGCTTCAACAAATACCAACGAGTGCCTGCTACAGTTTCTACATAAGTATTACCATAAAAAGGATCTGTAGAACCGCTTGTATCTACAGCAAGAAAAGGCCATTGAGGTTCTTCATTAACAATATCAAGGTATGCTCTGTTTACACAATCCTTAATATGTTGCTGAACACCAATAGCCCCAGCAAACGTCGAAGATGTGAGAGCTACTTCATTCAACTCTCGCAACAACTCGTTTGTAATTTCAAGATAAGTAGCAGCCATTATTTCTTATGAACCTTTTGAATTTCAAAGTTAGCTTCTTTCGAGGCTCCTTTGTGGGGTTTATAGCCATCTTTAGGATCTTTCATCAACTTGTATGTTGATCCTTTTTTCATCCAGTGATAGCCTTCAGGTGCTTTGACTTTCATTTTAATTAGGCATACATTTTGGCATTGCATTTTTCATAACGCTTCCGCCATCTTTGTATTCTCGTCGTGCTGCACGATTACCTTTATCGCCTTGAACTTTTTTGCCCATGCCATAAGCTACTCGACCACCACTCATTTTCTTTTTACGCTTTGTCCCGCAGTGCATCCTTTTTCCTCCCAAAAATACGATCATAGTTGTCGTCGTATTTTTTCTTGTTTTCTGGTCTGTAAAAGCCACCTGTCATTCCTAGAACCTTACCACGCTTTTTAGATCCTAGCATCATTGGCTTATCTTCACTTCCAATTTGTGGCATAATAAAACCTTAAAAATTGGGGGAGTATTTCATCCCCCTTTTTATTTTTAGTCGATGCCGTAGAAGGCAGAAACAAGTGCTTCAGGACGAAGTACCTTGGCTCCGTAGACGTGAAGACCACGTACAATATCGCCGAAGCTTGCAGTGTCACGGACTACTTCAGTGTTGATAATAGTCTGTGCAGTACAAACTGCAGACATGTGACCAGCAATACACTTACCAGCTGCGTTAGTAGTAGCTGCAATGTTGTTAGTCTTGTACATGTCAAAGCCACGCAACTTACCAGAAGATACGAGACCGTTACGGATTGAACCCTGACCAGCGTTAAAATCAACGCTCATAAGCTTAGAGCTAGACTGTACAAGCTGCTCGTAGAACTCTGGGTTAGCAAGGAACCAACGACCTTCTTCAGGAACATTCTGCTCGTCAAGAAGACGTGCCATGTGTGAAAGAACATCAATTGGATCATGCTCGCCAGAAGCGTAGCCGATGTCAAGGTTACCAGTACCGTCGAAGGTGCCAGCTGCAAGGTCAGTTGCGCTATCCGAACCAAGGATGTGGTTTGGAGATGACGCTGGGACGCCTGCAAACATCTTAGCAATTACGCCCGTGTCAAATGCGTCACGAAGTGCGTAAGCAGCTGAAGATGAAGCAACTTCCTTAAAGTTGACGTGAGACATTGAAGTTTCGATGTCGTCAACGATGAACTTAAATGCGTTCGCCGTATCAACAACAAGAGTTACTTCGTTGTCAGTCAGTGTAGTTGCAGTGATAGAACCACCACGCTCGTACTGATCAACAGAAATTACTGGCTCTTTGATGATCTTAACTGAATCACCGTAAGCTGAAATTTCACCAGCATAATCAGTATTTGTGATGGCTTCTGCAACAGATGCCTTGCGGAAGAAGTTAAGTACCTTCTTGGAATAGATTTCTGGCATGAAGTTATTGCCAGCGAAGTTGCTCCCGGACGACTGAGCAAAATATTGGTCCGATGTATTACTAGCCATTGTATTGACTCCTTAAAAACAAAGTTATTTAATTACTCTGCCTTCTTGGGCGGCTTGATCAATTTCTTTTTCAAGTCGATCATAATCGTCCATAGATAAGGCAGCGATTTCCCGAGTTGTCCAAACTTTTGGCTGCTTAGTGTCTACAGTTGTAGTTTTAGTGGATACTAAACTTGCAGCGTCTTTTCTGGACACTTTTTGACTTGACTGAGTTTTAGGGCTTTTTACATTCATGCCCCTTTCCATTTTATAGATATCTATAGCACGACTAGCTAAACTAACATTGTCTGGGTTATTATAGATCCAACCTTGAATTTCTTCAGGTTGTTCTTTAGCCCAATCATGAAACTCTTCATCGCCACGAATATCTTCAAAGTCAGGATGACGGTCTCTCAACTTAGTTTCAGCTTCACGTCGTGCGATCATTGCTTCTCGCTCTTCGATTGCTTGCATCTTTTGTTGAAGTGCCTGTACTTCTTTTTGACTTCGTAGATGTGCAACAGACTCTACAGTTTCGTACAAATCAGGATAATCAGTTCTAAACTGCTCCAACTCTTCAGCTGATTTTGGCGGCTGGTAAGCTGGTTGAACAGACTGAGCTTGCGCTAACAGTTCTTGTTCTTTTTGTTTAAACTCTGAAATCCTTTCATCATAATGTCGTTTTAAATCGTCATACCTTTTTTTATAGTTAGTTCCTTTTTGTTTTTGAGGGGCCGTGTCTTGGGTAGCCTCATCAGAACTTCCTGATTCAAAAAATAGACTCTCTGCTGATCCATTAGATGCTTCTGGCTCCTCGTGCCAAGATTTTTTTGCATTGTATGGATTAGCTTCTGGTTCGTGTACTTCAGTCATGTCTTACTCCTTTTCGGGGCTTGTTTGTTTTCAAGGTGGCTAGAAGTAATTCTAGGGTCTTGAGATTACAAGGTGGCCTCAAGGTTATTGTTGTGATAAGGGGCTAAAAGTTCTAGGTAGCCTTACCGTCGCATTAAGCTAGGAATGCGATTAGAATCGAGCATCTGCTCTTCAATCTCATCATCACTCATAGCTTCATCTGGCAGTACAGCTTTCTCATCTTGTGTTGGGTCATTCATGATTCCACCAACTGCCTTGTTCTGTCGTTCAGATTGTTTTTCAGCGTCTTTCATCATTTTTTCTAGTTTTTCTACGCCGATAACATCTACTGCTTTTTTGGTAAATACAAATTCACCGTCTGAAAGTCGTGCAGGAATGTCGTCTGATGTGCCTGTGCCGGGACCATCAACTTCACCTGCACCTGTAAATTCTGCCGACGATAAAACAATTTTGTCAAACAGTTCGCTAAGTCTATTATCAGCCTCTAGTGCTTTGTTGACATATTCTATTTCATCATCTGATAGTGTTTCATCCATAACGTATGAAACGTAATCGTCTTCCATTTCTCCATCAGGCTTCATGCCTTCAGCGGGAATCAATAATCCCATCATTCCGCCTTCTGCCTTCATTTCTCGTGGTCCAAGACGATCTAAAAAGTTTTGGAAATTGCCAAAAATTTCATAGTCTTCTTTCTTGACATTGCCTACAAACTCACGTAGCTCTTGGGGCTTTAATGATCCTGCATAATCATAAATATTTTTTTCGCTACCAAAAAGCTCTAATTGTTGCGCAGCTTCTCTTGGATTCATGCCACGCATCATTTCAACCATGTCATCTGCTGGTGCTTCTGCGAAACCTAACTTGGCTTGATCTTCTTGAGGCAAACGATCCATAAGCATTGAAAACTCATCGTCTTCTAGCTCATCAAAAAAGTTTGGATTAATGTCTAGTTCTTCTTGTACGGCGTCAGAAATTTTACCCCTTTCAGCCATGTCAAGCTTTGTGGTCTTTGCTTTTTTACCTAATACACGCTCTAACAGATCTACAACAATTTTACCTTTGCTGTACGGCTGTCGCTCTACTGGCATCATTAAAGATTTGTCATACATTGTCATCTTTGAATTCCTTTGCGGCTTTTACTTGGGCTGGAAGTGTCAGGAAATTATCCAGAAAATTCACTCTCCCCTGCTTGCGGTACATTTCCTGTTCCGATGTTGCCACCACCAGTCCCTGTAGCTCCAAGTTCTTGCGGTGGTTG